TTGTTGACGGTAAGCCAAAGCGCGTATGGGTTTCAACCAAGGCTTTAAAGTCTGGTAAAGTTACTCGTGCCTAATAGACCAAGAGCTTGTTAGATCACTGATCTTGCAAGCTTATTTTTTTACCTAAATTTAAGTTAAAAACCTTTTGTGCAACATTTGTGCAACAGTAAATTATTTTTTTCTTCCTTATATAAAGAGGCAAAACAAAAAAAGCCACCCCAGGAACTTAATCCCAGAGTGGCTTTTTTACGATATTTGGAGTTTCAACTCCTTTTATTTAAATTTTCCTAGTGATTTTCCATACTTATCTTTAGCAACGATATAACCGTAACCTTTAGATCTTGGCTGTCTTAGCCATAGTCTAAGTGGTCCTTGAAGTGTTGCATCATACTTCACTACTGATCCCTTAGGCAATTTAGCGATAGCTGGTGAATCAATATGAGGGCTTTCGTGAATTTTCAGTGCTTCACCTAAAATAAACTTACCAGACTTTTTAACCCACGTTGATTTTTTCTTAGCAGCTGGTTTACTGCTGCCCTTAGCTAATTTCTTCCAGCCTTCCTCAGTGGTATTAACCACATTACGATCCATGTTGTCGCCGGTAAATTGCCAAACAGTGTAGGTAGTCCATGGGCTTGTTTTAACATTCATATTAGGTAACTTCCAACTCTTCCAATCCATAGACGGATAAGAAGCAACCCATAAGCCACAATTTTTAGCACAATTAGCAACTTGGTTAATAGAAGAAGCTTGTACATAGATCAATGGCCAAACACCAGATAATTTATGAAATTCATCAACAAAGGTACGTACATAGTTCTTGTCGCCCCAGGAACTATTTTGGTATGACTCCCAGTCAACAGCCGGCACAGCTTCACCTATGTAGCTCTTGGTATTTTTATAAAAATATTGTGCTTCGGCTTTTGCGTTTCCGCCGCCACAGTAGTGGTAAATTCCTAGCAGTTTTCCTTTTTTCTTAGCTGCTTGATAGTCAGTATCACACTTAGGATTTACGTAACCTGTGCCTTGTGTCGCTTTCACCATAGTAATATCTACACCAGCTTGAGTAGCATATGAGCGTGGAGAATCGCTATATACATCAACCATTTTTAGCATCGTTTTCACCTTCCTTTTTTACATCGCTAACTGCAGTGTTTTTCTTTGTTTCACTGTTTGCAGCATTTTTCTTTTCTAACTCTTTGATTTTCTCATTTTGTGTGACAATCATATGAGCCAGATCAAAAATGTCATTTTCATCGAGTGGCTGTTTGGTTTTTCTCACTTTATCAACCAGCGTGATAATCCACGCAACGATTACAACAAAAATAGCCACCACTGTGGCTACATCAATCACATTTAAATTACTCATGTTTTTTACCTTTCAATTTTGCAACTTGATCTTTCAAGTCGCGAATCTCGTTTCTCAATTCATCTATAGTATCTTCATCTTCTAGCCATTTTTTACGGTAAAAGTTAATGTCATTTTTTTGACTTCTTTTGTCTTTGTTTTTTTGATCGTCTTTATATTTTAAGTACCATTGCCATGCCGAAATCAAAGCAGATACTATAGCACCAAAGACACCAGATGTGAGGATGGTGGTCCAGTTCTTATCTATAGTAATCTACTCCCTTCTGTCCATATCCTTTCTAGTGGGACTGTTGCGAATCATTAAAAATGTAAAAAGAAGATACCCCCCACCTTCGAAAAACAAAGCCAGCATCCTACCAGGGTCATAAAAAATTAAGGAGTGCATAAACTCCATGAAGACTTCAAAACCCCAGAAAGCACTAGCCAAAGTAATCCAGACAAAATTTGCTTTGATAGGAAAATTCTTTTGCAATGCAACATAAATTAAGCCTGCACCGGCAAAAATTCCCCACGCCCCTACAAAGTCAGAATTTATATAAGCATCTGCACCAGGTGGCCACATAAAGTAATGATCATGAAAGAGTAAGTCACTACCTACACCGATTAAAACTAGCCCTACGATGATATGAATTGGATTGAAGATAACTAATGTTTTAAGCTTTCTTCTCGTCCTTTTCATATTTCTCACCTGTTGCTTTTTCATAATATTCGGCTGGTAGTAGTCCCGAATCCACTTGTTGTTTTAGATAGTTCTTGTCAAACCAACCCCATTTATACTGCTGCACTGTACTTTCATAAAGTGGTGTTAAATCAAAAGGAGTGAATGTAAAGTCAAGTTCTAACATTACTTGTCACTCCCTTCTGCAGTATTAGTATTTTCTGTTTTAGTATTATCTTTACGTAAATCATTAACAGCAGTGGTTACTTCTTGCAAAGCCTTAGTTACTTGAGTACCAAACTTATTGAATTGCATACTCAATTGACCAGTAGCTTTATTAGATTGTTGAATAGTTTGTTGCAATTCACTAATATCTTGATTCTTTTGTTCATTATCTTTCTTAAGATCTTCATTAGCTTTAAGTAAGCCATCAATTTGCTTCGATTGCTTAGCAATCATTGCACCTTGAGAACTTTCATCAGCTTCAACCCAATCATTAACATCTAATGACCATACAGGATTTGTTAAATCTTTACTTGGTGCTTCAGTATGCCAATTTGGAAGTTCATAGTTTTTAATATGTTCTGACAAATCAACATACATTGGTACTGCTAAGCAGTACAATTCAGGCACCCTAGGATTACTAATGTAATAAATATATGGTGCCTTTAATAAATTTTCCTTTGTGTTTTCAGCCATAATAGGCTCCTTTCATTAAAAAAGCCCACGTGTACGCCACGTGAGCAAGGTTATTTTTGCATAAAAAAAGCACTCATTGTGAGTGCTGGTTAACTGTTTGTGCCTTCTATTCTAATAGTGCCGTCATTATCGACATATACTTCGGGATTGCCTCTGTGGTATGTACCGTTATATTGCCAATAATCGTGTTCGCTTAAGTTCAAATCAATTACTAAACTTCCTTGATTGACTACTCTATCGTAAAAGCTCTTCAAGTTGTCGTAGTTGTTGAGCTTATTTGCCACGTCATCGGTCTTTTGAATCCAAAATGCTTGGTTGAATACTAAACTTTTAATCATGCTGACACCACCTTTCTAGTGATGAAAGCATGCCTAATCCGTTGCCAGACGTGGCTTAAGAGGGCTTTACCCCCCCCCAGTTGTACGGAACTAGGTCGCTGTCATAGACATATAATCCAACTGCTTCTGGTCTGCTGTTACATTCAACAATCTGGTCATAAACAATGCCATTTACCGTGACTTGCTTGCCTATTACCAATGAAGGAGTTTGACTGCCCCAAAGCTCGGGATCAGAAATGCCAGTTGCAGTAATCATGCTCTTTCCGTCATATTGAAAAAGAAATGCTCTGTTAGTGTTGTTGTTACCACGGATCTTCTTAGTTGCTCTGATAACATCAACAGCAATGTATTTCTTATTAGAGAAAATAATTTCCTTAATCATGCAACCACCTCATTTCTAAGAAGTGACTGCAAGCCATGCCAGATGTGGGTTAAGGGAGTATCTCCCCCCATTTTCAGTAATGCTTAAAATAGTGTTTTTAACGTCGCCAGTACCATTATAAGGATTAGGATCACCATAAAAAGGTATTGGTTTTAACGGCAATTTGATTTTTTTACCAATGTAATTTTGCATTTGACCTTCATACCATTTCTTTGAGTTAAAAATCATATGATCAATTTTCATGCTCTCACCCTCTTTTTAACTATTTATCATCAATCATTGCTAATCTATGCAAATAATCTTCATTAACCCATGCCATTGCTTCAGCCTCTTGAGCTTTGGAGTAGTGCCGGATTGTGAATTCATTTTGTTCAAGGGTAGTAATCCTTGTTTCATGATTAGCAACTTTACCATTTGTTATACCAAAAATTTTTTCAACATCATCTTTAGTAATTAACTGCTTCCAGGCTAACCAATTACCACCTGAATTCATCCGATAGAATGGTGCATCCCCATTATCAGGGTAGTAAAGCTGTTCAATTCTTGTACCGGTACCATGCCACACAACTAGAACACCCCATGAACTACTTGGAGTATTTGTAGCATCAGAAGCATTCGTTATATAGAAGTTTCCTGAATCAGTTAATGTATTAAAATCAGGGGCTTCTTTTTGAACACCATCTTTAGCAGCATTAAGTTTTGCAATCTGTGGTAAAGCTTCTTGTAATTTAGCCGCTGTTTTATCACTATCATAAATATCAATAGCATAGCCACCATCAGCTTGTTTAACCGCATTAGTACGAATTTCAACGGTATTTCCGTTTTGATCCATACCCTGTTTGCGGAAGTAAGTTTTGGCATGCATGTCATCAATATTGGATTTAGTATAAACATCAGTTTTATCAGCTTTTTCATCTAAAGCCTTTTGTCCTTTATCATCTGCTGCCTTTGCCATTGCCTTGGCTTCTTTAATACCGTTCTCAGTATCAGTTTTATCAGGAACAGCAGTAGTATCAGCTTTATTTTTAAGTAGTTCTTTTAACTGCTCTAAACTTACGTATTTAGATAAATCAGGATCAGGAACAACTAATTCAAGTTTTCCAGCTTCATTCGGTAGAATTTCAGCCCCACCATTGATGCTTGCACTCTTAACAACATGGCTCATATCTTTTTTGTGAGCATCTTTAATCTTTTCAAGATCTTGATTTAACTCACCTTTATACTTGTCAAATTGCCCATGAGTTACAGCAGTACCTTCATCAATTACAACGTTAACCGCTTGAGCCTTGCCAATAACAAGGTACATTTGCATGTTAAAGCGGTACAAAACTTTATCACCAAATCCAGGCATGTATTCTGGTGTAACAGCAGTGGTTACAGCATAAAGAAAGTCCTTATCTTGACCTTCTTCTTTTACATAAAGTCCAATAACTCTGATTTGATAGCCAGTACTTAAATCCTTATTAGTAAAACGCAGAGAAACACCAATTACTGAGTTGTTGCTTTCAACTTCTTCAGCATCCATGATGGTTCCCTGCTGCATGATATTAGGAATAGCAGTTACTTCTTCAAGATCTTGAGTGGTTTTGCCACTCCAGTCATCTGCAGAAGTTACCGCTCTTGTGATTCCAAACTTTGCTTGTCCTGCATTAGCTTTTTTAGCTAGTTCGAGACCGGCACGAGTTAGAACCGTTTTGTTATATTGTGACAATTTTTAATCACTCCTTATAATTTTGATCTTCATAACCTACAACTGTATCTGTTTGAATGTTAGTACCAAAACCAATGTATAAATGAGCTTCAGTTTTATTTTCAAATGGAGCTTGCTTAGTATTGGCTTGAGCAATTACGTAGCTATCTGCAGTGTTAACCACATCAAAGTAAAGTTCTCTTTGAACAGTAGCTTGAGCAAGATTAATCTTAATATCGTAAATCATGTTTGCCGGTAAAGTGATATTCAGCATGTATTTCATGCTGTTAACTTTATCCGGTGTAATTTCTGCAGATTCCGCTTCAACTATGGCCAAACGCTTAGCATAATCAACTCTTACTTGAGATTTTAAATTCATAATCTCAAGTAAATGATTGAGATATCTAATAGTTAAAGGCTTTGGTGGCAATAATCTTAAAAGAACATTATTACGTCTAGTTTCAAGACTTGCCCCTGGATCCGGCTTAATTCCTGCCTGGTCTTCAAAAACTGAGATACCTTTTTCATCCGCTTGAATAACAAACTCATTTAAAAGCGTTCGGTTAATTTCACCATCAAACTGATACAGTCCTTTAGATTGTGCTTTTAAGAGTTCCTCCATTTCATACACATTCTGATAATAATCAGGCATGTACTTCAGGAGCTCATTCTTATCCATTTACCGTCACCTCACCTAAAACCGGAAGTTGTGAGGTAGTATTGTTAAACACAAGTTGTAGATCTTCATCTTTGTCGTTAAGCCGTGGCATTGTGGCGTTTGCCACACCTTCAAGCATCATCACTCTAGATAAAATCTTTGAGCGGTAAATAATCATAGAATAGCCCCTACCAACTGTAGGATTAATAGTGCTCCAATCTCTACGTAGGCTCTTAAAAAATTCTTCAAGTGAATTCTTAATATTCACTCTAATAGCATCAATATTCACACTATCAACAATGGTTACATTCATAGCTATATCAACTTTAAAAGTTTCAGGAGCTGTAACAGTTACCCTATGATCAATTGGAGCTAAACCATATCCTTGTGTGGTAGATTCTTCAGGATCAATTTCTTCCTTAACTTTTTTAACTAACGTTTGACTAGCAGGCATTAAATCATTATTCAAAACAACCAGCTTAACCGTACCTGGCCCGTCCCAGGTTGGATAAACCTGAGTTGCACCAACATCACGAATCTTACTAGTCATATCCAAGTAATCTGCCACATTACCCATAAGCTACCCAGGAATTGTGGTTTAAAAGTCGGGCTCTTAAGTGATCATCATTTTCTGCATCCCTAGCAGGAATGGTGATTTCAATGATTTCAGCCCATGCTAAGTTGTCATTGGGTGTAACTGGTAAAACTTGCCCTAAGTAACTATTAGCACTTGTTCCGGCTTCTTCAGCCTGCATTTCTGCAGTACCATCATCATTTGCTTTAATCACGGTATAAAAAATAGGTGATTCTGCAATACTTGCAAATCTATCACCTACTTCAACGTTTACCGGCTTACCATCATCATCATTAAATCTAGCCTTAACTTCTGTGTTAGTGGCTGCATATCTGCTAGTACCATGTTCAACCGCTCTATAGTCCAAAAACTCACCTTGAGCGGTTTTAATATATGTTTCTCGTATGATATTTGCTAATGATAAAGACTGTTGAGCACTCACCATAGCTGCTGGAGCTACAGCATCATAAATGATTGAGCCTTCACGTTTATCAATATCATTAGGGACATTATCAAGCATCAAATTTAACCAATAGTCATAATTTTGTGCTTCCAACTCATCGGCTAATTCATTAGGATTCATCTACTATATCCACCTCACTTTCAAACCCAACCCGACCATAAACAGTATTAGCAAAACCTTCTACGATAATAGAATCACTGCCTGATTGCTCACACTTAGTAATTTCAACACTAGTAATTCGATCATCTGCTTCTAAAGCTTCAACAGTCATTCTTTCAGCTTCTGATAATGCATAATTAATAGATTCTCCAATTAATTCAGGTAAGTCGTTGCCATACTGTTCATCGTAAATCTGATAAACGAAACGTTCAGTCCGTAAAATTTTATCCACTGCTTGTTTCATTGCATCAAGTTCATCAGTCATCCCACGAATTCGGCCATTAGCGACTTTAAAAGTATAAGTAGGGCTTTGATCATTTTCTTCATCATCAAGATCAGCATCATCTAAATATGCATCTTCCATTAATGCACCGACATTAATATCTTCTTCAGAATCCAAAACCATCTTCACCTAACCTTTCAAATAAATAGAATTGCTGACCACCATCAAGCCTGATCATTGTGACTTTATCACCTTTTTCAAGTGAGTTATCAAATTCAATGTACATAGATGTTTTCTTGAAATTCAAATCAGCCTTGCTAATGTTTGCTGTATCGTGGTGGCCATGAAAAGTCATATCTGCAGAGCCTTTCATAATTGCATTGCCCGGCAGTTTGAATTTTCCAATATGTTTACCTAGAACAATAAAATCATCAGTCAGAACCATATTATTGGATAATTGAACTTTCAAAGGCTTAGCACTAATCACAGTTCCATATACAACATCCGAATAATCGCTTGGTTTACCACCACGTTTTGTCATTAACTCATAGAGCCTTTTACCTGCCATGATTGTCCCACCTTCATTGTCAATTCAACCGTATAATCTTGTCCAAAGTGGTGAGTAGCTTTCAAGATTGGACAGTTTTTAAATTTCTTTTTGTAATCTTTGATTTCAACAGTAACATAGTTGCCCGGAACTAAATCAGTACGACCAACGCATGTAATCTTTAGCTCTTTGTTCGCTCTATTTCGATTTTTAAGCTCATTCTTAGCTTGCTGAATCATCTGGGCATCGTTAGCTTTTTTCTTTGCGTTAACGACTTTTTGAAGCTTACCCCACTGTTTTTGTGACGGCATAGTAACCGACTTTGATTTAATAGTAGTTGTTTTT